TTAGACCAGTGGCTCCTTCTGGACCCGTACTTCCTGTAGCACCTTGTTCGCCAGTTGCACCAACTGGTCCTGTGCTACCTGTTTCTCCAGTAGCACCTTGAGGGCCAGTACTTCCAGTCGCTCCAACTGGACCTGTGCTACCAATTGGCCCTGTTGCACCAGTGCTTCCTGTTAACCCAGTTGCACCTGTATCACCAGTGGCTCCAGTTAGACCTGTTGCTCCTTCTGGTCCAGTACTACCTGTGCTACCAGTTAGACCAGTAGCGCCAGTCAATCCAGTTGCACCCTGTGGTCCTATATCACCTGTAGCACCCTGTGGTCCTGTTGAACCAGTTGCGCCAGTTTGTCCTTGAACGCCAGTAGCACCAGTACTACCTACAGGTCCTTGTATACCTGTACTACCAGTTAGACCAGTTGCACCAGTGCTTCCTACAGGTCCTTGAACACCTGTAGCACCTGTGCTACCTGTATCACCTTGTGGTCCAGTACTACCTGTGCTGCCAACAGGTCCTTGAACACCTGTTGCTCCAGTACTTCCTGTCAATCCTTGTGGTCCTGTCGCTCCGGTACTACCAATATCACCTTGTGGTCCAGTGCTACCAGTACTACCCGTCAACCCAGTCGCACCAGTTAGACCAGTTGCTCCAGTTAGACCTGTGCTACCAGTAAGACCAGTTGCTCCTGTCTGTCCAGTAGCCCCTGTTAGACCTGTAGCACCAATTGGACCTGTGCTACCTGTGCTGCCTTGTGGTCCTGTCGCGCCCTGTATACCAGTCGCGCCAGTTGGACCTTGTATGCCAGTAGCACCTGTAGCACCAGTTATGCCTGTAGCACCTTGTGGTACTATCGCACGATCTACTTGTACAACAACATTTGGCGTTGGTTCTATGTTGACTTGTACGACCCCTGAACCATTTACCGCAACTTGATTTGCCATTAGTTGTATACTCCATCGCTAGCAACTAAGAACAATAAGAATATGCTCTCATCATATGCTGGGGTACTTCCTACTGCGGGGAAACTTATTTTAATTCGTCCCGTAAAACATGCTGGATCAGTAGCATTTATACCTAAATCTGGATCACCAGGTAGACCTGAATAAGTCACTTGTAGACTATCACGACCTATCGTTGCCCAGACTTCTTCATCTATGACTAATGTGAAACTACCTGTAGCATTCACACGATTTGTTATACCTAAACTGATTGGAAGTGCTTCTATGCGATTCATCGTCATAGTACCACTTGCTGTAGTCAATGCGAACACTGCTCCAGGTGTATATGCAGGTGCTGCACCACGTGTTGCTGATATAGTGAATGTAGTGCTTGTCAATACTTCTTTCACATAATATGTCGTATTGATTGCTACACCACCAAACACTGTACCACGAAACTGTACTGGCATGCCTATGAACAATTCATCTGTTGATGTACAAGTAAATGTGTCAACACCTGTAGTGCTTGCTGTGATATCAGTTATCTTGCTGACTAATGGATAATCAGTGATTGTGAAGTCATATCCACTACGACTATCACGGAAATTTGTTATCGCTCTGCGAATTATAGTCGCGTCTATCGTCGCGCCTGTTAGATTGATTGGCGTAGTTCCAGTCTGCCAACCACTTGGATAACTTGTGATGTTTGACCATACAAGATTCCAGAAATCTTTTTGATTGTATACTAACTCTTGTGCTAGTACTTGCCCATCAAATCCACCGACTTGATTGAGCGTGTTCTGACTGAATTTTGCCATCTTCGCTGCCTCGCGTTATGACCAACATCTACTACCTCGCAGATGTTGGTGTTATTTTAATATTTATATTAACCTACTAACCAATTAGTACCATCACTGACTACTGGTACTTTGTTTGCTCCACCACCACCAACTATGGCTAAGAATGTTGTAGTATTGGCATCAGAAACAAATGATCTTGTTCCTGCTCCTAATGTTACCGCGTTACCTAAATTTGCAACAGTTCTTTCAACAGTCTTAACATATGTATTAGTAGATATAAAACCGTTAGCATATAATAATGCATTAGGTGTACTACCTAAACGCAAGATACCGGTAGCGGCTATCGTTAGATTACTATCTGATACAGATAATGATCCAAGATCACTAATTGTAACATTTGTACCACCACTAAAATCTACAGTACCGCCTTGACATATAATACGACTATTAGCCCATAAATTAGCAGCGCGTATATTGGCTGCTCCTGTAATATTACCAGTGCTATTAATTACACCAGAAATATTTGCATTACCTGCAGTGATATTTCCAGTCACATTTAATGATGTTAAATTACCAACACTTGTTATATTTGGTTGAGCCGCTGTTGTGACCGTACCTGCGGTTCCAGATGTAGCAGCATTTAAATTTGCTACTTGCGTAGTAGATGATACTATGAAAGGGGCAGTGCCAGTGGTTGCTGTTGAAACAAATACCAATGCTTGAATATTTGCACTACTAGTAATATTACCGAGCGCACTTAAGGGTCCTGTATTACTATTGCCAGTAACATTTAATGTACCATTAATATTAGCCCCTGTTCCTGTAACTACAACAATATTACTATTTCCAGACGCACTTAAATTAATATTTCCATTTGCTGCCGGTATACTGACATTACTGTTACCATTTGCTAATGAAGAAATGGCTAAAGAATTGGCTACAATACTATCAACTGTTAAAGTATTTGATATGTATACATTTCCATTAACAGATAATTTATCTGTAGGATTAGTATTGCCCATACCAATATTTCCAGAACTGGTAATACGCATTTGCTCATTAAGATTACCATTGCTGGCCATAGTAATAAATTTTAAACGAGTTGGTATAGTTTGGGCAAGTGTTATATTACTTTCTGCATCAGCAGAAATGACAGCGCCTGGATAATAATTAGAAACGAAATTTCCAGTGGTATCATTAAATGCTCCTACAAATAATACTCTTCCTAAATTATCATTGTTGCCAACATTTGAAAATGAATTAATATCGTTGCCGCGTGTTGTAGATAATACTAATGTACCACCTCCATTGGCTGCAGGATTAGGTAATGCAGCATTTAAACAACTACCAATTGTTAAGGCACCATCTTTAATTGTTAATTTAGAAACTTGACTACCTAAATCAGTATACCATGCATTTGCTTGTTGTAATGTACCTATGCTTACATAATTATTGACACTATTAGTAAACAAAGTATTTGTATCAACAGTCAAATTACCTGATATAGTTAAAGAACTTAATGTACCAACACTTGTAATATTTGGTTGTGCAGCATTTGAAACTGTTTGTGCTGATGTTGCACTATCTGCTGTATTTGCAAATTGTGAACGCAAATTAGCAACAACAGTTTGCGAATTTACTGCTAATGGTGCAGTTCCTGTGCTTACAGTAGACCTTAATTGTCCTGAAACATTGACATTGCCGCCTGTAATATTTCCAGTAACTGCTAATGAACTTAATGTTCCTACACTTGTAATATTTGGTTGTGCAGCAGTTGTTAATGTACCTGTAATTAAATTTGCCGATAATGTATTTGTACTTTTATTAAATGTTAAATTAGCACTACCATTAGGTGTATTATTATCATTAAAAATAATTTGTGTATTGCTACCTGCGATGGGTCCAGTTGCTCCTGTTGGACCAGTTAATCCAGTCGCACCGGTAAGTCCAGTTGCACCCGTAGGACCTGTTAATCCAGTTGCTCCTGATCCTGTCGCACCCGTAGGACCTGCGACACCGGTCGCTCCTGTTGGCCCAGTACTACCTGCACCTGTTGCTCCTGCAGGGCCGGTCGCGCCAGTTGGTCCGGTCGCGCCAGTTGGTCCACCACTTGGACCTGTTGCTCCTGTAGGACCTGTTGCTCCAGTTGCACCACCAGGGCTACCTGTAGCACCTTGAACACCTGTTGCTCCTGTTTCTCCTGTTGCACCAGTAGCACCAAAACCTGTTGCTCCAGTCGTGCCTACTAAGCCAGTTGCACCTGTAGGACCAGTTTGTCCTGTGGCTCCTGTTAAACCAGTTGCTCCTGTACTACCATTAAATCCTGTAGGTCCAGTAGCACCGTCAGGTCCAGTTGCACCTGTACTTCCTGTTGGGCCTGTACTACCAGTAGCACCAACTATACCTGTGCTACTAACTGTTGCAGTTATAGGTGTAACTTCAAAATTAAGAGTATTTGTGTTACTATCAATTGTTAAATTAATTTCGCTCATTATTGATATCTCACAATCATTCCGATTGGTTCTCTATTGACATCTGCATAAGATGCATTTGCACTACTTTGTCTGCTTATTTGTAATGTAATAACTACTACGCAACTATTGGCTGTAGTATTTTGTGCAGGTGGCACAATGACTGGTGTGCCGTCACCTAATGTATTACCTGTTAATGTTGTAGGAATAAACATATAGGCTTCACCAGCAGCAGCATTACTAAATGCAGCATTTAATTGTACGCTATAGGTACCACCACCTGTATTTGGTTGCGGTGTATCTAAAGTCAAATTACCCATAACGATTGAACTATCACTTACGTATGTAATATCAGTTGCAGTATAAAATTTAGCACTAGTTTGTAATGCCCAATTATTTGGTACAGTACAATTGACAGGATTGCCTGAACTATCTGTAAAAGTAATTGGTAACGTATAAGATTCACCCGTATATATTTCTATACACTGCATCTCTGTACCAGCGATTGTAACTGTTTTAGCCCCGTTTAGTAGTAAACTCATGTTTGTAATTCCTATATACTATTTATATTTTGTTATGACATTAATATTAGCGATGATCCTTTCAGGTTGCACTTCATCTATTAAAATACCATATTTTGACATTTGTTGTATAATGGCTTCCTTCATATTCACATATTCTGGAAAGGTATATGTTTTCCAAATATTAAATTCTTTTGCAAATTGAATTAAATCATCTTTATTCAAATTTTTCATTTCTTCAATTGTCATAATATATTCCTTAGAAGTAAATTGTTCCTGATACTTGTGTTTGTATTGTTCCTTTTGTAACAATAACATCAGGTGTACCTATATTTCTTACAAAAGTTGCTACGCCTGTAGCACTAGCAAAAGCATTTGGATCAATATGAGTTTGTAATCGTTCCCAACTATATTGGACTCCTGGCACTGCTAAAATAATAGTATCCATAGCATTTGTATCACATTGATAATAAGTTAAATTACTATATTTTATACCTTGAACTATTTGCATTTGTGAACTAGTATTAGCATTTTCATCTATAACAAATGCTAGACCAGAATTATTATATATTACTGTATATCCACTAGCCGTACCTATAGGAAATGTATCCTCTAATACTTTATACCAATTATCTTCACCATCAGCAATTACTAATTGACTTGCTAAAAATGGTTGCCATGCACTTGTACTATTTGCTAGATAATAACGATTACCTGTAGTACCAGCAGTACTAGAAGAAGTACCTGAATAGTATGGATAAGTTCCAACAGTAACGTCCCAATTTGCTGATTCAGGTATTATTACAGGTACATTTCTTGTAGTATTGGCATTTGCATATACAGGTAATAATGGACCACTTAAATTTGCCTGTGGATTACCGAAATTAATGGAAAAGTTATTACCACCTATATCTTCAGGAACACCTAAATCTATATTTGCTGTATTGCCGCTTCCAGATATTATAAAATTGTCATTGATGAAATTTAATCTAGTAACATTGCTAACTATGTTTACGCCAAAATCTTGTACAATCAAACCTGATCCTGCACCAGTTCCATTAGCGGCAAACGTAACTCTACCAGCACTATCTACACAAATATTTGCGGTGTTATAGCAACCTGCAACTACACCAGTATTTGTTAACTTATTACTTGGTATAGTATAATTTGCAATATTGTTACCTGTAACTGTAAAGAATGCAATATTGTTTCCAGTAATAGTATTTGGACGTATTTGATTACCACCTATACCACCATTGCTAGTGTTAGGATCGTATGGATTAATGTTTGCACCTCCGAAACTGAATGCTCCTGGATCACTTGATCTACCAGCAAAATCGTTTCGTGCTGTAACACTCCAATAATAAGTATTTGCTTCTAAATCATTGACTGTGATAGTGACATTGTTATAATATCCATTTGCACTATCACTATTGATAAATGGTATACCACCAGCATTTTGTACAGTTTTATAAAGTTGATGTTGATTTACGTTTGCTGTACTACCATAATTGAAATCCATATATACAATAACACCTTCATCAGGTACACAACTAGTAACTAAGAAACCTGTAACTAGTGATAGGTTATCAGTAAATGGAGCAAATGTTGGTGGGCAAGGCTTGCTTATAACGTTAGGATCTTTTAATCCTGTGTTATCTGCTGGTATAAAATCTTGTATCGCATTGTCTGCATAGATGGTATCATTGTATTCAAATGCTTCAATCAATGCGCTTAAATTACCTTGTTCATCTTGTACTTCGCTTACAGTGCTGACACGAAATAGTTTATCTGTCCAACCATATGCTTCATGGTTAACGCGAACAACATCACCTGCATCTATTTGTATACCACTATAATCTGTCTGGCAAGTGATGACTAAATCTTCACGGCTTTGTAGTAATCTACGTACTGCAAGATATTTTGCTTGTACAGCATTGTTAACTAATGGTAGTACAAAATTTAATCTATTGTCCGCTTCGTTAGGACTTAATACACCATTGTATGCTGCATACCATGCAGTACTTGGATCAGTCAAGTCTACGATCTGATAGTCTGTTTGATCTTTTACATTAGTATTTGGATATGCAACTTCTACTTGATTGTATGTGTCGTTTAAATCAATTGGATTGATTTGTATACCACCAATGACATTACAACTTTTTTCATTTTTAGCATTGATGTTAAACAAACTTGCTAATGTACCTGTATATGGTCTATTAGGTACTATGCGCCATTTACCACTTGTTTCTGTATATTGCAGCCAACTATCACATGTATCTGCTAAGATTTGTAAATTTGTTAAACAATCGTTTGCTGTATCTAATGGTCCATTAACACGATAGCGTCTTTGTTGTTGTGATCCACCACCTACAGGCACATATGTGATATATTGATCACTATATGTGTCCAATGCACTTAGACTTGCTGTATCTACTAAACTTACAGGTATAGCACAACCATAACGTGTATTAGTCAAATAATCAAGCATAGCAACACCTGGCTTACAACCATTGTCACCACCCATATTATTAGATATCTTAACTTGTAATGTATCTAAACTTGTAGTTGTAGCATCTACGTTATATTCTACACGTACAATAGCATATACCATATTGTTTAATTGTACGCTTTGACCACCTGAGGTATAAAGCGATGTATTCCAACCATCAGGTATACCACCACCAGTCACACTATCAGACATAATCTGATATGGTGTTTGTGTGCTATTACTACCTACAATACTATTGGCATCATCTTGGAATAACCAAATATAGATTTTGCCAGCCATTTTATTATCTACTTGTTGTGGCGTAGTGTTAGTTATTAAAGCATCTACATAGCCATTGCTACCTAATGATACTTTTTTACCACCATAATAGATACCATTTGCTAAATCAAAAGTAACTGTTTGACCATCTGGCTTTTCGCTTAATGCGATAACATACCACATATACTTTTGATCAACACTTATCTTAGCATCAATTACAGGTCCACCTACCCAGGCAGTACCATAAACAATAGGTAATTTGTTATCTGCTGCTGGTGGTAATTGTACTCTAGCGCCAGCGTCTGCGCCACTAGGTGCACCTATATCAGCACGTTTAGCAATTAATTTACTGATTGCTTTTGTAGCAACTTTACTAATGATAGCAGCGGCAGCAATCTTAACAACTGCTTTTGCTACAACGCTTTTAGCAACTACTGCTGCAACTGCTTTAATGACTGGTACAATAAAACCCATTTAAATCTCCAATTGCCAGATTTTCTCTGACATCTTGTAACCAAAACGACTAAAATCTATATCATGCAATGGTTCACTTGCGTGTATCACACTCATCTCAACACGTTTCAATTCAATTAATTCTAATGCACGTTTGTTGTATTCTTCTAATAGTTTATAACCTGCTCTTGTGTTACGCCATTCGTCATCAACAAATAATAATATTTGTGTGAGCATATACAAGTCTGGTGACCATAAATTCTCATTAATAATACCAATGCAGATACCAATTGGTCCTTCGCTTTCTGCAATCAATGCTATGCCACCACCATGCAATACTGTATTGAACATGATGTTAAAATATTGTTCATCAATTGTTTTATTTTGTGGCACAAAGCCCATATGCTGCACTTTTTTTGCAACATGTATAAAATATGGTAAGTCAAATTTATTTGCTTTTCTAATGTTCATGCTACTCTCGTTGGTCCAGTGTTTGGATTAATCATGCCACCTGGTGGACCGCCTCCTCCTGGTATACCACCACCACTATAACCAGGTACAACTGTTTTAGTTTTAGGATCGCTACCAAAGTCAAAACTAAATCCTGCTAGACTATTTAAATTGTTCATGGCGCTATCTGTTGAATCAAAATACTGCCAACTGCTTTTATTAGTCTTACGGCCTGCAATACGATTTTCTAATATTGTTTTATAACTGCTAGCATCTAATGTTATGGTATAGTTATCTTCTACACCATCACGATCTTCTTGTATGCTATAGTTTGTAATGATGCCAGTAAAACGCACAACTGCGTTTGCTAATACAACATTATTGTTAAAGAAGCCACGTGTTATTTCTATCTTGCTACCACGTATCTTGCCTTGGCTTTCTAATATCTCATAGATATTATTGCCACCAATACCACTAATCTGTATGCTCGTATCTGCGCTAGTTACACGCAAACTACGTTGTTGTGGACCTACTGCTAATAAACCACCAAGTGGATTATACTCAATATTGCCTATTGTATCGCTAGTATAACTTGAACTAAAGGTAAGCATAGTAACATTACTTGCATTACCTGTGCCTGTTGTACCATTTGCGTTAGCAGTAAAGATTGTACCAATTGCATTACTAGGCGCGCCTACGCTTGTCCAATTAGTTGAACCAGCAAACTTAATTTCATATTGTGTGTTAGCAACGATATTGGCAGCAGGTGTAGCGTTATATTCATTGAATATAACTAACTTTACATATTCTGCTGTGTTAACATTTGCTTTGTTACCACTTACTGCTGGTATATTTTGCATTATGCTGTACCTACATATTCGTATAATACAAATTTATCTGTAAATTCAATATACGCATTATTAATCGTTACACCATTAGCACGAACAGTGCCACCTGGTATCAATCTATATGTTGGCATATTTGGGCAGAACATATAAAAATCACAGGCATTACCAACAGTGATACCAAGATTAGTGACATTGACACTTAATATATTTGGTCT